ATTCTACACAAACATTTCTCGCTACGGCAATCAACTTCTTTACCGCGGTTATAAAGACGGTAGACGAATACAAACAAAAATCCCCTTCTCCCCTACGCTGTACGTACCAGTAGAAAAATCTACTGCATGGAAAGCTCTCGACGGAAAGTCAGTTGAACCTGTCCGTCTCGAAACCATGCGTGAAGCTAAAGAATTCGTCGAACGATATAAAGATGTATCGAACTTCGAGATCTATGGCAATACAAACTATATTGCTCAGTTCGTAGCAGAAAAGTTTCCTAATGAAATCAAATTCGATTCTTCATTAATCAATATCACCACTATCGATATTGAAGTTGCTTCTGACGAAGGATTTCCTGAACCTGAACAAGCTAATTATCCTATCACAGCAATTACAATTAAAAATAACATAGACAACATTTTCTATGTATTCGGTCTTGGTGATTATGATGTGTCTAAGTCAATCATGAAAGACAATCTTGTTAAATACGAGAAGTGTCGTGACGAACATGAATTGCTAATCAAGTTCATTGCCCATTGGGGTACACCTTCTCATATGCCAGATGTTGTAACTGGTTGGAATATTCGTAACTTCGATATTCCATATATTATCAATCGTGCAGCTCGCATTGTGCATGAAGATACTATTAAAAAGTTATCTCCATGGGGTAGAGTCGAAGAAAAGCAAGTCACTATGCAGAAAAGACAAGTGCAGATGTATGATATCATCGGCGTAGCACAACTTGATTGGATGGATCTCTTTAAGAAATTTGGTTATACCTTCGGCCCACAAGAAACATATCGCTTAGATCATATCGCCAATGTAGTACTCGGTGAACGTAAACTAGAATACGATGGTACATTACATTCGTTGTATATGACAGATCATCAAAAATTCATCGACTATAATATTCGAGATGTAGATCTTGTTGATCGTATGGAAGACAAAGTAGGTTTGATCGTACTATGCTTTACGATGGCTTATAGAGCTGGTGTTAATTACAGCGACACATTCGGCACAACTGCTATTTGGGATAGTTTAATTTATCGTTATTTGTTACCACAAAATATTGTAGTACCACCAAATAAAGAATCTATTAAAGAAGCATACGACGGTGGTTATGTTAAAGATCCACAATGCGGTGTTCACGATTGGGTTGCATCATTCGACGTCAATTCACTTTATCCTAATATCATTGTTCAGTGGAATATGTCACCTGAAACTATCATACGAGGTCGTCATGACCATCGTGTGTCACCAGATTCTATTCTTGAAGGATATCAACCTGAAAAGACAGAATACGGTATTGCAGGCAGCGGTCAAATGTTCTCTAATCAAAAGCAAGGTTTCATGCCTAAGATCATCGAAGAGATGTATGACGAACGCGTGAAGATCAAAACGCTTATGCTCGATGCTAAAAAAGAATTAGAAGCATCTGATAAGACGAATAAACAAGAAATGTATAGAATTGAACGAGACATCGCTCGATATGAAAATCAACAGACATCTATTAAGATTCTATTAAACTCTCTTTACGGTGCACTAGGCAACAAGTATTTCCGATACTTTACTATGGAAATTGCAGAAGGCATCACATTATCTGGTCAAATGATTATTCGATGGGCAGAAAAAGCTGTAAACGAATATCTTAATAAAGCATTAAAGAATAAAAAAGAAAAAGACTATGTCATCGCTATTGATACTGATTCTGTTTATGTTAATCTTAGTGAGGTTGTTAAGGTAACTAATATAACTGACAAAACAAAGATAACTGATTTCTTAGATAAACTATGCACTGATTCAATGGAATCTGTTTTAAGTAAATCATTCGATGAACTTGCAGATACGATGAATGCATATAAGAAGCGTCTTAGCATGAAACGAGAAGCTATCGCTGATCGTGCGATATGGACTGCTAAGAAACGATACATCTTAAACGTACTAGATAATGAAGGAGTACGCTATGCTAAACCTAAACTCAAGATCATGGGGATTGAAGCGATCAAGTCCTCGACACCGGGCACGTGTCGCACGGCTTTTGAAGAATTGTTTCAAGTGCTCATCAGTGGTACGGAAGCTGAAACTCAGACTTTTATTCAAAATTATAGAGAGAAATTTGATCAACTTCCAGCGCACGAAAAAGCATTCCCTCGGGGAGTCTCGTCGGTTAAAGAATATCAATCGCGCGACACGCTCTACAAGAAAGGTACACCCATAAATTCACGTGCAGCCATCTTGTATAATCACATGCTGCAAAAGCAAGGATTGAAAACTTACACACCTATCAAAGGCGGTGATAAGATTAAATACATTTACTTGTATCCTCATAATCCTATGAAAGAAGATGTTATCGGCTTTGTCGACATCTTACCTCCAGAATTTAAGCTTGATAAGTATATTGATAATGACAAACAATTCGAAAAAGCTTTTTTAGAACCAGCGAAATTGATTCTCGATGCGATCGGTTGGAAAGCAGAAAAAATAGCATCTCTTGAAGATTTCTTTGCTTAACATGTACAGCGAGAAAATTATGTGGTATAATATTATTTTAAGGAGTAAAATATGAGTAGAGATTGGGTACAAGATATACAGGAAATGCATACTAAATATGGTGTGCGAGAAGTCGTTAGAAACTTTGATGCACCTAAGTTAGACACATATCTAACATTCAGAGCAAATTTTTTACAAGAAGAATTAGATGAACTGAAAACATCTAAGAATGCAGATGATGCTGTTGATGCTTTGATCGATCTTTGTGTTGTAGCAATTGGAACATTAGATGCATTTGGTGTAGATTCATATACTGCATGGGATCGCGTTCATAGAGCAAACATGAATAAAGAAGTTGGTATTAAAGAATCTCGACCAAACCCATTAGGATTGCCAGATCTTATCAAGCCAGAAGGTTGGACAGCACCAAGCCATGCTGACAATACTGCATTGCTTGAAAAGATCTATGACTAAATATGAATTATTCTTTGACAGCGTTTTCGTCTATATTTGATAATAAGACGCATCGCCAAATACATCATGAAACGTGGGAAGAGTTCGAAGCCATGCTATATAAAATGGCTGAGACTCCAGGTTATAAATTAAAACGTGGAGAACGCAAAGCACCGAAAGGTCTTAAAGCTTCTCCATTAATTTCTCCTGCTATATTTCCAGAAGGAAAAACCCGAGCTAACGATAATGTTATTGAATGGGCAGGATGGGCAGCATTAGATATTGATGATCATCAATTCCAAGGAAATTTAAAAGATGAATTACATACTCTTTATGGCAATTATTATTATGTGTGTTACTCTACCTCTAGTAGTACTATCGATCATCCGAAGTTTCGCCTTGTATTCCCACTTAAATCTAGTGTGCGGAAAGAATTCATTAAGCATTTCTGGTTCTCACTCAATAGAGAGTTCAACAATCTCGGAGATGAACAGACTAAAGACTTATCGAGGATGTATTATGTCCCTGCTGTTTATCCAGGGGCTAATAACTTTATCTTTACTAATGTTAGTGATAGTTTTATTGATCCAATTGTTTTGATGGATAAACATCCATACATTGTGCAACAATCTGGTATTGCAACATTTATGGATAGATTACCACCAGAAGTACAGAAGAAAGTTATTAATCATCGTGAAGAGTTATTAAAAAATCAAGCAAATTATGATTTTGAATGGACATCATATAGAGATTGCCCATTCGTTAATAAAAAAATGGTTAACGATTATAGTGCTATATCTAATACAGATGGATCAGGTCGCTATGCAATGATTTACAAGATCATGACATCAATAGCATGTAATGCAATCAAACGCAAGTATCCAATAACATCTAGTCAAATCGCAGAGCTAATTAGGCAGCTTGATAAAGATACATCTCGTCGTTATCAAAAACGACCATTGCAGACTGAAGCAGAGCGAGCTTTAGAATATGCGTATAGGACCGCTGAAATCTAGTGTACAGCGAGTTATTTTTATGGTATAATATACCTATCAACGTTAAGGAAATTACATGCAAAAATCATACTCAAGACCATCAGCAAATATCCTGCTAGAAGCTGCAGAAATTCAAGAAAGAAAAGGTCAAGATTATAATAATGCAGCTAGTCGAGTTGAACAAGCTGACTATTATCCACGCGGTGTAGTTTCTATTCTTGATATCATTCATGCCAAATATCTTCGTATGGTTTCAGTCCTTGAAACTATGGAAGCTGGTGGTAACGTTAACTACGAATCAGTCGAAGACTCAGCTCTTGACATGATTAACTATGCATCATTTGTAGTTGCTTATATGCGCGGTGAAGTACCTGGTCAAAAACCCGATCGTGATATATTCAACAAACCAAATCCAGAAAATCAAGCACTTATTCCAACAAAATTCAGAGGTACTAAGTAATGTATGTTATTCCAACAGTTTATGATATCCGTCATCAACTTATTAATGAGTTACACGATCAAAATTTTGTAACTGATAAATCTGGTGTTAAGACCATCGAAATAATAAATGCTTCTTTTCTTGCTGACGAAGAAGCAATATTCGGCACACCAAACCAAGATTATATTGAACGTGAACTTAAATGGTATCGTTCAATGTCACGTAACGTTAATGATATTCCTAATGGTCCTCCAGAAATATGGAAAATGGTTGCAGATAAGAATGGTATGATCAACTCAAATTATGGTTGGTGCATTTATTCAGAAGAAAACGGTTATCAATTTGCTAAAGTTGTAAAAGAACTTGTAGAAACTCCGTTATCTCGTCGTGCAACCATGATTTATACTAGACCAAGTATGCATGAAGATTATAATAAAAATGGTATGTCTGATTTTATGTGTACTAATGTTGTACAATATTTTATTCGTAAAGGTAAACTCCACGCGTCAGTCTATATGAGATCTAATGATGCTGTCTTCGGTTATAAAAATGATTATGCATGGCAAAAATATGTTCAACAACAAGTCCTTGAGGCAATCAATGGCAAGCTTTCTACTGTATATGGTATTGGTGATCTTTTCTGGAACGTCAGCTCTCTTCATGTCTATGAGCGGCATTTTAAACTAGTAGAAGATGAGGACGGAGAATATGGATCAAACACATAAATGGGATTTACGATATTTAGATCTAGCTAAACATGTTGCGCAATGGTCGAAAGATCCTAACACTAAAGTTGGTGCTGTAGCAGTTGGACATATGGGTCAAATATTGGCTCAAGGATATAATGGATTTCCTCGAGGTATCTTAGATACTCCTGATCGTTTAAACGATAGACCAACTAAATACAAATTTGTAGTTCATGCAGAGATGAACGTAATCTATAATGCAACATATAATGGAGTGTCATTGAATGGTGCTAGATTATATGTTTACGGTTTACCAGTTTGCAGTGAGTGTGCAAAAGGTATCATACAAGTTGGTATACAAGAAATAATTATTTCTCAAGAATGTTTGAATCTTCAACCACATTGGGTTGAAAGCTGGAAAATATCTGCAGATATGTTCGCTGAAGCTTGCATCCTCGTAAAAGTAATATGAATATAGAAACCACTAAATACTATGACGAATATATTCGTTATTACAATCTAGCATTAGACCAACAAAATAAGTGTAATGTATCTGATACTGCACCTTATGGTATGTTGTCACATGCTGAATCCGATATGAACGATGAGTTGTTACATCACGTAGAATTATATGATGTAGTAGAACGTAAATATGCTGGCTTCTCTCAAATTGTAAATGATGCATTCTACGGTTGGACAAAAGAACATCCGTATTGGAAAAAAATGGAAGCTGGTAAAATCACACGGCAACGCGAAGCAGTTGCAAAAGATTGGACTGGTAAACACTCTGATTTTAAATTACCAGAATGGTTGTATATTTTCATTCTTCATCGTGTTTGTGGTTCAGCTATTAACTATTCTACTAAACCATCTGGTTATCATAATACGTTACTATTCAATTTGCATAAGGCAAAAACAATTGAAGAAATGACTATGATCGTTAATAAACATCCTAAACCATTTTATACATCAGTAGGTTATCAATTTCCAGCATTTCCAAAACCACCTGCAGGTTCAAATTATAAACGTGGCGGTGATTACTATCTAATAGAATTTGCACCACGTTTAGCTCGTGATCTTGCAGAATTTTTAGAAAAAGGCGGTAAGCGAGATCTTCGAGAGATTGGTTCATTCATGCTAGAATGGAATGTTACTAATGGTTTACGTCAATACCATTTTCAATATGCAGCAGTCATTGCAGATATCGCAGATTGGTATCCGCAATATGTGAATAAAGAAACGCCGTTTTATTATGGAACAAATGCAGTTGAATGTATCTCATACTTAGGTCGACCAACATCTAAGATGAAACAAGATCAATTTTTAGATCAAGTTATGATGAAGATCTATGAAGATACTGGCGCATATCCATATAATGCAGAAGATGTATGTTGTGACTTTATCCGTTGGGTTGAAAACTATGTTCGACCAGGTGCAGATTACGATCACTTAGATTATGATAATGTATGGTCTTCATGTAAGATTAAAGATCATCCATTTGGTAGACAACAAAATATGTTGAAATTGGGATTAGTCAAATCATTTAATGGTATGAAAGCACATCCTTCAGATGATACAATTATTAAACAAGCGGGTTTGACAGTGGAACAATATAAAGAATTATGCAAAACGATTTAGCAAAATTCATCGATGAACCATATAATAATATTACATATGAAGATACAAGTGATGTAGTATTAAAGAATGGCAAACCAACAGATAGTTGGATGAAAGATTGGACACAAGAAGAACGATTTGACAAGTTCTTTGAGTGGTGTCAAGCATTCGATAAACGTGAAGATAAACTATTGAAAGAAGACTATCAGATTTTCTCTCACCGATTGCATTGGCATGAACATCCATTTGTAGATGTTATGCAATCAATCACTGATAATAAGTTACGCTTATTCTATACACTTGTGTTCTCATTTAGTAATGAACATTGGGGTACACTCACATCATTGATGAATGATGGTATCATCTTAACGCGTGAACGCTTTAAAACACAACGTCATGCACGAAACGATCTATTCCAAATCTATTATCCTAAAGGTACGAACGTAAAAGATTGGTTGATAGATGGTCCAATGAAAGCTGCAGAAGATATTCATACTATCTTAGATGAACCTAAAAAGATGGGTCGTCCATTTACGATGATGGAATTTGCTAAACGTTTAGAAGCATACTTCAAAGAACATCAAGGATTTAGAAGTCCATTGTATCCATGCAAGAACACTGCACGTTATATGGCATTTGCTTATCCTCATTTAGTAGATCCAGAATCTGTATTGTTTGGTGGTACAGGTCACTTCGATGGCATGCAACAAATCTTCGGTGGTCCAAATTTAAATGGCAAAGTTAAGTATGAGATTGGCCCGAATGGAGAGTTTACAGCAACAAATAAGTATGGTATAATGTGGCTAGAACAGATGAATACATTAGCTAACGATTCTCGCAATCCAATGACAGTACAAAAGATGTTAAATGTAGAAGATAAAACTTGTTTCTTTTATAAACATATTGCTATTAGTCATGGAGTTAAATCACCAACCAAACGTATTCCATATACATGGATTTTCCCACAGGAATTTAGCTTAAAAAAATGAATGTCTTAACAAACCCAATTAGTAATGTACCTCAACTAAAGAACTCTCATGTCCTTGGTTGGTCACAAATATGGGCAAATCAATTAGATGCTGCTATCGATCATAAGTGTTCTCCAAATATTGTTAATGCTTCAATCGTTTATATTGAGCACGGTGTAAACTTCGGTGGTACACTAAACTTATTTGGTGGCGCAACTAAAGAGATCTATGATAGAATCAATAGAGTTGCAGCACATCCTAATGTAGTATCATTAGACTTCGATATGCCAGATTGGGGAGACCAACTTAAGAAACGAATTGGTGCACCGACTACATACATAGGTATCACTGAACAATGGTGTGATGCATTATCTTTACGCTTATCAAAAGTACAATCTGTTAAACAACAAGACTTATTGCAAGTATCATCTAAGTTCGATGGTATTTCTGTGGGAGATTCTCATACACCAGCATTCTCCCGTTCCACTGATATTGTACTAAGAGAAAATGGTAAGACATTATATGGTACTCTTAAACGCGGATTGATCACAGAGTTTAGAGGCTTGAAACCATTTGGCAATGTAACATTTTGTTATGGATCAATAGATATTCGCCATCATATACTTCGTCATGAGAACTTTAACTTAGACGACATGTTAGATGAGTATGTTAGACAAGCTGTTACTATACAAAAAGAACATGGATGCGATATCTCATTCACAACTCCAGTTCCAGTTGAATACGAAGATCGTAGATTACCAAAGACTGGTTATTTTAAAGGTACTCCATTCTTTGGATCAAGGCAAGATCGTTTAGACTTTACATACCGAATTATAGAAGGACTAAATAAAAGAAAGGTGAATGTTATTATGCCACCTGAAGAATGGTATAAGATGGATGGTGAGAAGTATGCAAAGACTTATATGGAAAATAGTTCGAGCGTTCATATTTCACCACAATATTATAGACGAAACGATTGGGGTCAAACTTGTTTAGCATAACAGAAGATACAGGTAATAAAGATATCCCGATGGGAATGGATCGCAGCGATGCGAAAAAATATTATGAAGAATTGTGGGGATCATATGATTCTAAAATATCAGATCCAGTAATAGAATCATATGGAGATAAATTTATACTAAGAGCTGATTTAGCACCAGGCGGATTGAAAGCTTTCGGTGGTGAAAGAGTTATAGCAGAATCAAAGTATGATACATTTACATATTGTGCACCTCGGCAAGGTCATGCTATGGATGCTATTTCAATGTTAGCAGAGATGTATAATAAAAAAGTAGTATTCTTTTGTCCGTCATCTAAAGAAGTATCAGATCATCAAGGTGCATTATTCTCGTATCCTCACGTTGATATGCGATTCGTTCGTATTGCTGCAATGCCAGTTTTAAATCAATATGCAAAGAAATGGGCAAAAGAAAATAATGCGCAGTATCTTCCACTAGGTTTAAAAGATATGCCAATGGTTACAGCAGGACTTGTGAACATGGCAAATAAGATAACTAAACAATTAGGTAAAGAACCTACACAAATTTGGTGTGCAGTTTCAACAGGAACTATGACACGTGCATTGCAAATTGGATGGCCGACAGCAGAAGCACATGGTATTGCAGTGGCACGTAATATACATAAAGGTGAAATCGGTGATGCGAAAGTTGTAACAGCAACTATACCTTTCCTTAAAGCATGCATTACAAAAAATACTATGCCATTCCCCTCGACAGCAGCATATGATGCAAAAGCATGGGACGCTTTTGTTGAGCACGGAAAACCAGGATCTATTTTTATTAATGTTGGTGCTGATGAACATATCAATAGAAACTTGTCAAAAGTAGATATATCTAATATCAATAGTTACAGAGAATGGCATGATATGGAAGATTTAAAACGCAATAGAGCATTTAAAAACAGTGTACAAACTAGTGAAAATGTGGTATAATAATATATGAATACAAATAGGAGTAATATGCAATGGGCTTAATGAGCAAACTACAGAAGAATTCAAAAATCGAATTCACTTCTCCGCTCGAAGACTCGAAATTCTTCGGCGATAAAGATATGATTACAACACCAGTTCCAATGGTGAATGTAGCGCTAAGCGGTAAACTTGATGGTGGTTTGACACCAGGATTGACAGT